CCTGAATATCCTAAATCTCCTTTTGAACCTGAATAACCTATAGCGCCGTCTGATCCATCTGAACCGTCAGCACCTACTGAACCTGAATATCCTAAATCTCCTTTTGAACCTGAATAACCTAAAGCGCCTGCTGTACCTGTATCACCTTTTGATCCTGAATATCCTAAAGCGCCTGCTGTTCCTGTATCTCCTTTTGAGCCTGAATAACCTGCACCTGCTGAACCTGAATATCCTAAATCTCCTTTTGAACCTGAATAACCTAATGCACCTGCTGAACCTGTAAAACCAATTGCACCGGCAGAACCAGTGTAACCTATTCCACCACCAACACTGAATAAAGTCCAGTTGGCATCGGCGTTTGGTACAGCACCTGTAATACTACTACGAGTCTCTGAACCTTGAAGTTTGTAAGTATAATATTTGTCAGCTGTATATGTTGTAGAGCCATTAGTATATCCGTTTTTAACATATACTAACATACCCTCCTGGATTCTAGCACCTGGAATATCATGTAACTGATCGCCAGAAGCACCAGATATACTTTGAAGTGTTCCTCTTACCTCTGTATCTAATACGATAGGCGCATTAGTGCCGGTACTCCAAGTACCTGGCCAGACGTTTCGGGTTAATCCATCGTAGTTAGTAGCCATCTATTAACTTATCTCCACATATGTTGTTCCTGGTTGTAAAGTAAATCCGTAAATATGATAACTTTCGGAAGTTAAACCAGAAGGTGGTGAATCAGGAATTAAAGAAATTGTTCCACCATCTGTAGTAGAAACATCACTTAATAAACCTGCACTAGCACCTGTTTTAAATGTTGTTGGTTGACTTGCAGAATTCCTAACAGCAAACCAAAATGCTCTAGGATTAGAATCTGAATTATTAACTGATTGAACACTAAAGTTTTTAGTTTGATCACCTAATTGATTCACTGCTGATTCAAAACCTGTAGATTGAGAATCATTTATTATATCGGCAATAGTTGGAGGAGAACCTACAGCTGTTGTCCAAGTCCAGAAAGACGGATATGAAAATGAAGCAGATACGTTGCTTGTTGTTGTAGACTGATCTACCGTATATGAGGTACCTGTTACATTGATTGGTCTAGTAAACGTTGTAGTGTTACTGACCGTTCTTGTATCGCTTGTATTATCTTTGTGTATAGGTGATGTAAAGGTAAATGTTCCACTTACAGACCCGCTTCCTGAAGTCGTACTTAAAGAACCACCACTTGCTGTAAGAGCATGTGAAGTGTTACTTGAAGAATTAATATTATTTACACTTGTGTTGTACGATGTACTAGTGTAAGTTTTTAAAAAAGTTTTACCACTAACATTTGATTTAGATAAACTATGAGAGGCAGTTGCCCAACTCAAAGACATGTTTGTAGTTGAATCTGTATATTCTGATTCTGTACCATTGTTACGATTGAATCTAACTACAGCACTTGCTGAGCCACCACTACGACTAGTAGATGTTGATCTGATATATGAAGTAGAATTGTTTGTTGTAAAACTTTGTGACCAATCTACACCTCCTGCTGGTGTTTGTGAATAACTACCTGCTGAATAATTACTTAAAGTACCGTTAACACTTCCACTTGATTGAGTGATAGAGTAAACTGAACTTATATAATCATTTGTAATATCGCTAGGGTTATTTATTGATACAGAAAATCCTGTTGCTGCTCTATCCCAATCTAGATAACTTGATGGACTAGGTGATGAAGAAAAAGTAGGAGTAAATGTTGCTAAAGTTAATCTTAATAAGTCAGATGAAAACTCTGCCGTTCTAACTGTTTTTGTTTGACCACTTTCCAAATATCCTGTAAGTGTTCTATAATCTCCTGAAGTTGTAAATACAAATGGAGAATCTGAACCTGATCCTGCCGAACCAGTGAAACCAACAGTACCAACTGAACCAGCGAAACCTGTTCCTACCGAACCTGTGTAACCTATTGAACCATCTGAACCGTCTGATCCATCAGTACCTGCTGAACCTGAAAATCCTACTGTACCTTGATCACCTTTTGATCCTGAATATCCTAATGAGCCTTGTGAACCTGAAAATCCTGCTGTACCTTTTGATCCTGAATAACCTAATGCACCTGCTGTACCTGTATCACCTTTTGATCCTGAATATCCTAAAGCACCTACTGAACCAGCATAACCACCACCTGGCCCTTGAGCACCTGTATCTCCTTTTGATCCTGAATAACCTGCACCTGTTGAACCTGTGAAACCTACAGAGCCGTCTGAACCATCGTTACCATCAGCACCTGCTGATCCTGAATAACCAATAACACCTTGACTACCTGCTGATCCTGAATAACCTAATACACCTGCTGTACCTCGTGAACCTGAAAATCCTACTGTACCCGATGTACCTGTATCTCCTTTTGAACCTGAATATCCTAATGAGCCTTGTGAACCTGAATAACCTAATGCACCTGCTGTGCCTGTATCTCCTTTTGATCCTGAATATCCTAAACCACCGGTTGAACCTGCTGATCCTGAATAACCTACAGAGCCTGCTGAACCTGAAAATCCTACTGTACCAGCTGAACCTGTGAAACCTGTTCCTTGTGAACCTGTATAACCTAAAGTACCTGCTGTACCTTGACTACCTGTGAAACCTGCACCTTGTGAACCTGTGTAACCTAAACCACCTGAACCTGTATAACCTTGAGAACCTGCATAACCTCCACCAGGACCGGCAGCGCCTGTAGCACCGGCAGAACCAGTGAAACCTGCGGCTCCAGAGGAACCTGAATAACCTATACGTCCTAGACCTACTCGGACCGATGGACTCTTAATTACTGGCATTGTGCGATACTATTTCCCCTCATATATGTCCAAGCATTGACATTTATTTGTTTTTGTGTTACTGTATATTTATAAATAAACTGTAGTGAATTAAAAATTAAATTGATACTAATAATATGACAACCATAGCGTTTTTAGATATAATAGGGTTACCATACGATGGAGATACTTTAAAGAAAAGAGGTCTCGGTGGATCAGAATCAGCAACAATATTAATGGCTAAAAACCTTGCCAAACTAGGATTTGAGGTAACAATCTTCAATAACTGTTCAAAAGATCCTAATCTTGCAAAAGAAGGGAACTATGATGGTGTTCAATATCTAGACAACTCTATACTTGATTATAAGAGTGATTTTAGATTTGATGTTGTGATATCATTAAGAACCATAATTCCTTTCTTAACACCTAACATGTATAGTCAGTTTGCTCAATACAATCCTCAAAGATATTCTGCAATAAAAAATTATGCAAAACATAAAATAGTATGGATGCACGATACGTTTGCAAACGGAGATATTTATTTAGAAGACTTGCTTGTAGGTGGACATATAGATGAAGTATTTACTCTATCTGATTTTCACTCAACTTATGTAACTAACTGTGATCATGGTAGAAGAAGAAACTTTGAAGTTTTAAAAAAGAAATTCTTTCAAACTAGAAATGGTATAGTAACATATAAAGAAGATATTGATATAAGAAAAAAAGATCCTCATCTATACGTTTTTAATGCAGCTTTTACAAAAGGTATGAAACCTTTAGTAGAACATATATGGCCAAAAATTAAGGCAAAGATACCAGAGGCGAAATTAATATGTATTGGTGGATTTTATGTTTTTCCAGGACAAGAGTTAGACGCTCAAGGACAAGAATGGACTAAAATGTCCAATGATCCTAAAAATAAAAATTTAGGTATAGAATTTACAGGTGTTATAAAACAATCTGAAATAGCAGATATACTAGAAAGAGCAAGTTTTAAATTATTTCCAGGTGCCTTTCCTGAAACATTTGGCATATCAACTTTAGAAGCATTAGCATATAATACTCCTGTAATCGCCACACGTTTTGGTGCTTTAGAAGAAACAGCAGTACAAGAAGCTTGTTATCTTATAGATTATGCAATTGAACCAAACAATTTATTTCAATTTATTAATCAACCACATCAAGTAGAAAAATTTGTCAATGCAGTTTTGATGTCTCATCATAATAGATATTTACATCAACAAAAACAATATGCTTGTAATCTTATAAAAGGTATTGTTGGTTGGGATTCAGTAGCTTTACAATGGAAACAACATATACTTTATAAATTAGGAGATTACTTATCTAAAGAAGAATATAGAAAGGTAAGTTATATAAACTCCAGACATAGAACGGTATTTGGTAGAAGATTTACAAATGAAGAAGAAAATTATTTACCTAGAAAAAAAGAACAAAGAATAGTTATAATCTCACCGACTTATAATTCGGCTAACTATATAGAGAACTGTATTAAATCAGTTGTAACACAAGATTATGATAACTACTTAATGATAGTAATTGATGATTGTTCCACTGATAATACATATTCAATAGCAAAACAATATGAAAGTGAAAATATTAAAGTAATTAGAAATGAAGTAAACAAAGGTGCTGTTTGTAATCAAATAGAATCTATAAAGAAATATTGTGATAAAGATGATATAGTAATGTTCCTAGATGGCGATGACTCTCTAGTTAATAACAATCAGATACTTCATTTTTATAATAATCTTTATGACGGCACTACAGAATTTTCTTATGGGTCATGTTGGTCTATGGTAGATAAAATACCTTTAGTAGCACAACCTTATCCAGATGAAATAAAAAAACAAAAGAAATACAGAGAATACAAATTTAATTGTAATATGCCATACACACATTTAAGAACTTTCAAAGCAAATCTTTTAGATGGCGTAGATGATAGTAACTTCCAAGACGAAAACAAAAAGTGGTACAAAGCTGGTGGCGATGGTTCTATATTTTATACACTCATTGAGCAGTGTGATCCCGACAAGGTAAAAGTAGTATCAGATGTAGTGTATAACTATAACGATATAAATCCACTAAACGACTATAAAATTAACTCTAACGAACAAACAAAAAACGCAACTAGGATAATAACACAATGAAAAAAATACTGATAGCAATACCAACAAACAAGTTTATTGAACCATCAACGTTCAAAGCAATTTATGATTTAAAAGTACCAGAAGGATATAAAACTGAATTTCAATTCTTTTTTGGTTATCAAGTAGATCAAATAAGAAACTTAATTGCTGAATGGGGTCAACATTATGATTATTTGTTTTCTGTAGATAGTGATATATCTTTTGCTTCGGATACGTTAGAGAAAATGATCAAACATGACAAAGATATGGTATCAGGTCTTTATATTCAAAGAATACAAGGCACTCATCATTTAGAAATTTATAAAAAAAGACCAGAGGGTGGTGGAAATGAACGTATAAAATTTGAAGAATGTAAAGATACTCCGCTTATGCAAATTGCAGCTTGTGGTTTAGGTTGTGTTCTTATAAAAGGAAAAGTTTTAAAAGATGTAGGTTATCCTCAATTCACTTATCACTCAGCACTCAATCATGCTAATACAATATCCGAAGATGTTGATTTCTGTAGAAAAGCAGGCAATCTAGGTTTTCAATTATGGGCAGATACAACAATACGTTGTGATCATACAGGTGATAGTACTTTCAAGGTAGGTCAAATTAATAAAGCTGTTGATATGTTTGCTATAGATCAGGCACCAACAACAAGCGCTACTATGACAGCTGAAGAACCTTTTGATAAAACTGCTAAAGATGTTGTTAGAACATCACCAGGTATTGATCCTGTAACTGGAAAGTATTCATTAGAAGTAAATGAAGGAGATATTTTCACTGGCGATAGTATAGAGTATGGAAGTTTAGCTACAGCTGTAAAAATGTTAAGAAATCCTATAGGTGTAAGTATGGAGATTGGTGTTAGATTAGGTTTAGGAAGTAAAACTATTATGGACGCATACAGACATTATCACCCAACTGTTAGAGTTAATCATTTAGGTGTAGATCCATATGGTAATATTGACTATGCAGCTTCTGATAGTGTGTTAGCCAGAAAATTCAACTATGATAATAAAATGAGACAAAGAACACTAGGTAACTTTGCTCAATATTATCCAGAGTTTCATTTAGTTAATTTAGAAGATACAGAGTTTATGAATAGATTTAAAGATGGTTTTCCTATCTACGAAGAAAACAAAATCATGTTAGAAAAATATGAAATGATACACTTTGATGGTCCTCACGATACTGCTAGTGTAATAAAAGAAGCTGCTTTCTTCAATGAAAGAAAAGCCGATCAAACAATTTGGGTTTTTGACGATATATCTGGTTTAAATTGGGATGCGTTAATGCAATTTATGACTAAAGCTGGTTTTGGCCTAGCACAAAAAGGTGATAACAAAGCAACGTTTGAATATAATAAATCTTAAAAAGAAACAACTACAGAGGGAGTTACGATAACAATTCCCTCTAGTAAACGAGTTACAGTACTATCGGAATGAGTAGCAACTACGTCAAATACGTGACGACCTGCCTTTAAAGATTTCGTTTGATCAGCAGTTAAACTTATAGTAACGACACCCTCGGTTGGTTGTGATACTGTACATGTAAAAACTGTTCTAGGATATGTAGAGGAATAACCTTTAGACATTTTAGCAACCATCGTAAATCCAGTAAGATCAAAATCTGTACCATCGGAATTAGTGACTTCTAAATC